ACAACAGGTGGTGCAAATTATACAACAGGTGTAACAGTAACAGGTACAGCAGGTCAAGCTGGAGCTAAAGTTACAATTGTTGTTGCTCCAGTAAGAACAGTTGGTGCTCCAGTATTATTTTATTATTCTACAGCTTTAGCGGGTATGGGTAATACATTACAAACTGTTTCCCCTACTTCTGAAACTACAGAATTTAATCCTCAAATAGATGAAATTATAGAAGAAGCTTATGAGAGAACAGGAGCAATGGGTACCCAAACTGGTTATCAATTAAGAAGTGCTAGAAGATCTTTAAATATTTTATTTCAAGAATGGCAAAACAGAGGAGTTCATTTATGGAAAGTAAAACTTGCTAAAGTTCCTTTAGTATTAGGACAAGCTGAATATAGTTTTGCAACAGATAGTGTTAATTTTCCAAGTGATATGACTTCTATTTTAGAAGCTTACTATAGAAATAATTCTACAACAACTGCACCTGTTGATGTTGCTTTAAATTCAAGAAGCAGATCTCAATACAATGCAGTACCAAATAAATTAGTTCAAGGAACTCCTTCACAATTTTATATGGAAAGAAAAATAAATCCTAGTATATTTTTATATGCAACACCAAATTCAAGTGTTTCTAGTACAACTACACCAAGTAGTTTTCAATTTTGTTTTTATTATTTAGCTAAGATTCAAGATGTAGGTTCTTATAATTACACATCAGATGTAGTTAATAGATTCTTTCCTTGTATGATTTCAGGACTTGCATATTACCTAAGTCAAAAATTTTCACCAGAAAGATCAGGAGAACTTGAGAGAAGATATGAAAGTGAAATGCTAAGAGCATTAGATGCAGACAATCAAGGTACATCTACATTTATATCACCACAAACTTTTTATGGAGATGGAGTATAATGGGAGTTTTTGCTAGAGGTAAACATGCATTAGCAATTTCGGATAGATCAGGATTAAGATTTCCCTATACAGAAATGGTAAGAGAATGGAATGGATCTTTAGTTCACACTTCAGAGTATGAACTAAAACAACCACAGCTTCAACCTAAACCAGTAGGATCAGATCCTCAAGCTTTACAAAATCCAAGAGTACAGGCAGAGAGTACACCACAATTAATTTTATTAGATAATAATCCATTTGAAATTATTATTTCAGGAGGTAATACATTTGTTAATGTATATTCAGTTGATCATCAAAGATTAGCTAACTCCGTAGTTAGATTAAGAGGTGCACCACAAGTAACAGGAGCAGGTGCAGGAGGACCAGACACTTATAATTTACAATCCTTCGCTCCAATTTCTACCTTTAATAATGTAGCAGATATAAGTAGAGCAGCGGGTTTTACAATTTTATTAGGAAAAATAGCAGCTGACGGAACAGTATCCGGTGCAACAACAACTGATCCTTTAACAACTCCTATTAATTATTTTTATTTTCAAAGTGCTAGTAATGGAACAACATCTGGTGTAAAAGGTGGTGGAGACAGTTGTTCAGCAGGACCTGTAACATTGGAAGCAATATAATATGGCATACACTTTAGCAAATTTACAATCAGATATTAGAGATTATACAGAAGTATCCGACACTGTATTAACAGATAATATCTTAAAAAATATTATTATAAATTCAGAAAATACAATTATAAGAGCTGTGCCTACAGATCAAAATGCACACTATGCAACATCTAGTTTAATTGTTGGAAATAAATATGTAACTATACCTGATGACTTAAGATCAATTAATTATGTTCAACTTAAAAATTCTAATGGTGAACAATTTTATTTAGAACAACGAGATCCTAGTTTTATGGCAGAGTATTACTCTACCCCAGGAACTCAAGCAGTAGATATACCAAGATATTATGGAAATTGGGATGAAAATTTCTGGTTAGTAGCTCCTACTCCTGATAAAACTTATGAAATTACAATGGCATATAATAAAGAAAATGTCAGTATAACAAACACAACACTACCAACAGGAGCTCCAGCTTCTACAAATGGAACGTATTTATCTAATAAATATCAAGATTTACTTTTATATAGTTGTCTGATAAATACATTTGGCTACTTGAAAGGTCCACAGGATATGATACAATATTACCAAGGGCTTTACCAAAATGCTCTTACCACGTACGCAACTGAACAAATCGGTTACAGACGCAGAGACGAATATCAAGATGGAATGCTTCGTCAACAATTAAAATCTAAACCATCATCAAGTTATGGAACAAATTAAATAAAGGAAAAATAATATGGCCAATATAATACCGTTCGCGTTTAGAGGAGAACTCTTGTCGGGAACACACAACTTTGCAAATGGAGGAAACTCTTTTAAAATAGCTTTGTATACGGGTAATCCATATGGTACAGGAAGTACAGCTTATCTTACTGCTCAAGAAGTAAGTGCCAACAATACTGGATACACAACAGCAGGAAAAGTTTTAGCAGGGCAAGCAGTAGTAAGCACAGGTGCAGTAGCAACTGTTGATTTTACTGATTCGTCATTAGCTAATGCTACTTTCACAGCAGCGTTTGCAGCTATCTACAATGATACCAACGCAGATAAATTATGTGTTGTATTAGATTTTGGAGGAAATAAAACTGCTACTAATGGTACGTTTACAATTTCATTCCCTAATCCAAGTACACCAGCTAATGCTATTATAAGCATGGCGTAAGGACAAAATAAATGGCTTTAGTAATAAACGACAGAGTTAAAGTAAATGCTACCACAACAGGTACAGGTGCCATTACATTAGGTGCAACTCAAACTGGCTTTGATAGTTTTGGAGCAGCGATTGGAAATAATAATACAACTTATTATACAATTTTTAATCAAGGTACTAATGAATTTGAAGTAGGATTAGGAACATTAAATGCTAATAGTACAACACTAACTAGAACAACTGTTCTAACAAGTTCTAATTCTGATAATGCTGTTAATTTTTCTTCAGGAACAAAAGATGTATTTTGTACATTACCTGCAAGTAAGGCTGTTTATTTAGATGCAGCTGGGGATGCTGTTGGTGTTCAAGGTGGAAATATTACAACTTTAGGAAACGTTTTTACTAATTGGAATAACGTTAATTCCAATACAACAACTACATTGGCTACAACAAGCAATGCTTTTTTAGCAGGCTTAATTACAGTTAGTGCTAATGCAACATGGACTCTTGGAGGAGATGGTTCATTGACAATTATTTAAAATAACAATAAAAACAGTTTGTTTTTACTATAAATGGAGATATAATAAATCATGGCAAGTCAATTAAAAGTAGATCAATTAGCAGGAGCGGCGGGAAACACAGTAACAGTTCCGGCTGGCCAAACATTAGATGTTTTAGGAACTCTAGATATAGATGGTGGTACACTTGTATTACCTAATACAGTAGTAACTACAACAGGAACACAGACTTTAACAAACAAAACTTTAACTACACCAGTTTTAACTACACCTATTGCCAACGCTGGTATCCAATTAAAAAACGCAGCAACTAGTGCTGGGTTTTTAGAATTTTTTGAAGATAGTGACAACGGTACAAATAAAACAACTTTAATAGGTCCTGCTTCAACAGCAAATGTTACCTTAACTTTACCATCAGCAACTGATACATTAGTTGCAAAAGCTACAACAGATACTTTAACAAATAAAACAATTAACGCTTCGCAATTAATTAATGCAACAGTATCTCTTGCTAAATTATCTAACGGTACAGATGGAAATTTAATTTCTTATGATGCTAACGGTGCGGCAGTAGCAGTTGCAACAGGTAACGCAACACAAGTTTTAACTTCAGCAGGTGCAGGTGCACCTCCAGTTTTTGCAGACGCAGCAGGTGGTGGAACAGAATGGCAGGCAGTTAAGACTGCTAACTTTACAGCAGCAGCAGGTCAAGGTGTATTTGCAAATACTACAGGTGGAGCATTTACTTTAACATTACCCGCAGGAACTCTAGGTGATGAAATAGCTTTTATAGATTATGCAGGAACATTTGATACTAATGCATTAACTATTGCAGCGAATGGTTCAGAAAAAATTCTAGGCTCGACAGCCGATTTAACGGTTTCAGTAGAAAGGGCAGCTAACACTTTGGTCTTCACAGATGGAACTCAAGGTTGGTTGTTAAAGAATAAATAGTCATGGCTACTTATAAAGAAGTCAATGGCACAGCGGTTCAAAACTTTGCTGGTGATTACACGGGTGCCGTGGACGGTGAGCTTTGGTACAATAGCACAGCTTTAACTTTTCAATATAAATTCGGAGCCACAGCAGGAGTTTGGTCAACGGGTGGTGCTTTAAATAATGGAAGATTTGGTTTAGGAGGAGTTGGCATTCAAACTGCAGCTTTAGGTTTTGGTGGGTATCCACCAAATACAGAAGGACTTACAGAATTATATAACGGGAGCAGTTGGACTGAAGTTAATGATATGGTTAGAGGTTCCAGTACTTACGACATAGCAGGAGCTGGAACTCAAACATCCGCTTTAGGTTTTGGTGGGGGAGGTGCACCACAAAGAGCAATAACAGAACTTTGGAATGGAACGAACTGGACAGCAGCTAATGCTTTAAATGTTGGAAGAAATGGTATGGCAGGATTTGGAACTCAAACAGCTGCTATAGGAGCAGGTGGAACCACCCCACCAGGAAACAAAACAGATACAACAGAACTTTGGAATGGAACGAACTGGACAGAAGTTGGAGATTTAAATCAGGCAAAAGCACAAACTGGTGATGCTGGTAAAACACAAACAGCTGGTTTAGTTTTTGGTGGAGAAGGTCCTGGTCTTAGTAAAGCTGAAACAGAATTATGGAACGGAACTAACTGGACTGAAGTTGCAGATTTAAATACTGCAAGACATAGTGCAGCAGGTGCTGGAACTTCAACGTCTGCTATAGCAGCAACTGGAGAAGGGGCTTCTCCTACAGAAAAGACAACTGCAGCAGAATCATGGAATGGAACAGCTTGGACGACAGTTGCATCTTTAACAGGAGCAGCAAGATATAGAGCTGCAGGTGCTGGTGCAAATAATACATCTGCTTTAATTTTTGGAGGAAATCCTGGAAGTTTAACAGTAACAGAAGAATGGAACACAGGCGTTGTAATAGGTGCGTGGTCAACGGGCGGTAATTTAAATACTGCTAGAGCTGAATTAGCAGGATGTGGAACTCAAACAGCAGCTTTAGCAATAGGTGGAACCCCTGGTTTGGCAATAACAGAAGCTTATAATGGATCAGCTTGGACGGAAGTTAATGATTTACAAACGGGAAGACAATCTTTAGCAGCAGCTGGAACTACAACATCGGCTCTAGCTTTTGGTGGTGAA